TATTTGGTGGTGCAGCAGGTGGTGGAAAGTCAAGCGCTTTGCTAATGGCTGCGCTCCAGTATGTAGATGTGCCTGGGTATTCGGCCATTCTTTTCCGTAGAACTTTCGCTGACCTTTCGCTTCCCGGAGCCCTGATGGACCGCTTTAAGTCCTGGATGTCCAACTACGATGATGTGCATTGGAATGCAAATAGCTTCATCGCCACTTTCCCATCTGGCGCCCGCATTTCATTCGGGTATCTAAATAATGCCAATGACTATTTACGCTATAAAGGCTCGGAATTTCAGTTCATCGGAATGGACGAAGTAACCGAAATCCGTGAATCTGATTATCGCTACCTATTCTCCCGTTTGCGTCGCCCTGCGAGCGGACCAATTTCTCAAGTGCCATTAAGAATGCGTTCAGCATCAAACCCTGCTCCCAACTGGGTTAGACAGAGATTCATTGTTGAGGGTCGTCAGGAAAACCGCATTTTCGTTCCATCTAAGTTGACCGACAACCCAGGAATTGACGCTGAATCGTACCGACAGGCCCTTGCTGCACTTGACCCCGTGGAAAGACGTCGCCTAGAAATGGGCGACTGGTGGTCGACAACGCTCGGAACTCTTTTTGAAAGAACTTCATTTATTATTATCGACCCAGAAGAAATCCCTGAAATCAAAAGTTCTGCCCGTGTTGTTAGATTTTGGGACCTTGCTGCCACCGAACCATCCCAGAGCAACCCGAATCCAGACTATACGGTCGGAACGTTGATGATGTTTGACGGCGGTGTTGCCTACATTCTGGATGTAAAACGAGCACGAGTAAAAGGTGAAAAAGTAGAGCAGCTGATTGCCCAGACAGCTCAGGAAGATGGTCTGGGAGTATCAATACGAATGGAACAAGAACCAGGTTCGTCGGGTAAAGCACTTGCCGACCAATATGCCAGGTATGTGGTTCCTGGGTACGATTTTGGGGCAATACGTTCTACTGGAGACAAAGAAACTCGCGCACGGCCATTCGCCGCCGCTGCAGCCAACGGAAATGTACGTATTATTCGTGCACCTTGGCTGACTGCATGGATGGATGAATTTTCATCTTTCCCCGAAGCCTGCGACCACGACGACCAGGTCGACTCGGCTGTCGGAGCATTTACGTTTTTAACTGGCCTGGGGTTGCCACAGAGAAAGCGTGTCTCTATACTGATTTAGTAATTACTTAAACTACTACTGAATTAAAGGGGCAATAAAATGAATGTTGTAGAAAAGATAGAGCAGATTCGCGCACTGATTACCGAACTGGATTCAGAACTTCAGTCCATTGCTGACTCTGATGTTGAGATTCCAATTGCTTGTGGAATTTTGGCAGACATCAATTTTCTTAAGCGAGACCTAACTTTTGTTTATGACGGGTACGCACACCTTGTTGGCAAAATCATGGGGTCAACTGAATCAATCAAATTGGACAACGGCGCAGAAATCGAGAAGAAATCTTCATACGACAGAAAGTCGTGGGACCACAAGGCGCTTGCTTCTGCGGTTTCGGACAAGTTGGTGAAGATGTCCATTGACATGGATACCGGCGAAGTACTGAAGTCACCACGAGAAATAGCCATGGATATGGTTACGTATTGTGCTCCGTCATATTGGCGAGTGAAAGAGTTGAACAAGATTGGAATCAATCCAGACAATTATTGCGAAGTTGGCGAACTGAAGACTAGCATTATTGTCCGTAAGCCAAAAGATTCCGAATAAATACACCACCAACAAGGGATACAAAACATCATGGAACAAAATCAAGTAAAAGACGCTTCATCAATCATGAAGGAGCTGTATGCGCAGTTCCCACAAGAATCAGAACGCACAATCGTCAAGAGCGGCGTATCACTTGTTTACTTGCCAATCAGCGAAGTAATCAATCGACTAAACAAGGTTCTCGGCGTGGAGGGCTGGTCATTTGAAATTATTTCAGTTCGTCGCGACGAAATTGACCAAGATGAATTGGTAGCGCACGTTGCGCTTACTGCAGAGATTGGCGACAAGCGAGTGGTTAAACATGGATTTGGTGGCTCAAACGTAAAGCGCGCTAAGAGCAATCAAAAGCCAGTTGACCTTGGAAATGACTTTAAGGGCGCGGTTTCTGATGCGTTAAAGAAGGCTGCCCAACAATTGGGAGTCGGTCTCTATCTTGCTCGCTCGGTTGACGCTATGGACGCCGAAGACGCAATTCTTCTTGATGCATCAGATGATGGTTTTGCGCGTATTCCAGAACAGGTTCCAACACCTGCGCTTTCTGAGCTTGAGGAAAAATGGAATACCTTCATCGACATCACCAAGGGGCTGAAGAAAGAACAGAAGGAAGAGTTGAACTCGTTCTGGTCAACCCACTCTGGTGGCCGACCAAAGCCGACGAAGTCAAGTGCCACAATCGAGGACTTGCAAGCACTCATCACAGAGGCATTGCGAATTCAGTTTGGTGGGCAGTATGTCACTAATTCCTGATGGTGGATTTGTCGCTCCAGAGTTTCTATCCCCATCATCACTGGGAACGTTCAGGCAGTGTCCGCAAAAATTTAAGTACAGCAAAATAGATGGTCTCCATGACCCAAGTGGCCAAGAAGCAATTCTTGGAAATTTCGTTCACGACGTACTTGAAGATTTGTACAAACTTCCGCCAGAACTCAGAACTCTTGAGCAGGCAAAAGACCTTGCTCGCAACCAATGGGCAAATAAGTGGTCGGCAGAAGCTTCATCGGTAATTCACTCAGAGAAAGAACTCAACAGATTTCGTTGGGCTGCTTGGTGGTGTATTGAGAATCTTTGGCTAATTGAGGACCCGACTACGGTTTCTCCTTTTGGTATGGAGTCTTACGTTCGCGGAGATATAGGCGGAGTAAAAATTCATGGATTCATTGATAGGCTAAGCGTTAATGGAAATAGCGCAAAAGTTAGTGACTACAAAACAGGGAAGACTCCGAAGAAAAATTATCTATCCGACAAATTTTTTCAGTTGATTGTCTACACTCAACTTTTGTCGAGCCTAGACATAGATGTTGACCAAAAGTCCGTTGAACTCCTCTATTTAAAAGACGGAGTGAAGTTTGAAAAAGATGTTTCACTGGATGACATTAAATCAACCGTTGAGTCAATTCAATCAACAAAACAGGAAATTGACAAATGTTGTAAGACCGGTGAATTTGTTGCCAATAAATCGATTCTTTGCAATTGGTGTGGATTCAAGGGAATCTGCCCTGCGTGGAATAATTAAAAAATCAAGGAGAAGATAATGCAAGTTTTAAACGATGATTCATTTGCAAGAATGGTTGCGGAAGAAGTGAAGAATAAGCTCTCCCCAACGCATAAGCAGGTTCTTCTAGAAAAAGAAAACTGGGGAAGATGGAAAGATGCCCTTTTAGCATTGTCCGACAACCTCCAGAATCAAATCGACAATATCGAATCAGATGCCGAATCAGACAATCTTCGTTATTCCTCGCTTGGGCCAGCTGGCTCCAAGTTAAGTCGAGAAGCAATATCTTATTACGACACGAAAGCAACTCGCGTTAAGCGGTTCAAGTTTCATGTAGACAAGCGTCTTGACGAAGTTATGAACATGATTGAAACCGGCGCAGAAATACAGACCGATGGATGGGACCAGGTTGAATTTCTTCGGAGGGCAATCGTTACTCATCGCACCCTTATGCGCTCATTTGACCTTGAAGATACCGCCATCGATAGGGCTCTGTGGTCTACACTTGACAATAAGTGGCTATTCGATTCCGTCACTAGCGATAACCTGTAGTCGTACCATAAAGATTATGTTTGCAGGGAGATTCATGCTCTAAATAAGTGGTGGGAGGTGCCTGTGATTCGTCGCAATAAACCGTTGAAGCGTACGCCACTAAAGCGTTCTGTACCAAAACAAAAACCACGTAAAGCAATTCGGAAACGAAGCAAGAAAATGTCCGACATTTATGTTGAGCGTAGAAAACTTGTAGAAAAAGTTTTAAAAGAAAGACCGCTTTGCGAAGCATGCAGGGTTTTCGCTGCTCATGACGAAAAAGTCAGTTTTAATCATCACCTCAGCAGAGATTTACACGAAATAGTTCGCCGTTCACAGGGCGGCTCAATTCTTGACGAGGAAAATATTCTGGCAGTATGTCGCCCATGCCATACAAGGATTAACGCCAACCCTCAACTGGCATTTTACCTTGGGCTGGCGAAGCACGGGTGGGAACGGTAGATATTTAGAGACAGATACTCAAAGTGTACATATTCTGTAAATTTTAAAAATTCAACTTATTTATACTGTTTTTACTTTTTATTTGTGTACTCTTGTAGCTCTTAGGACCGTTATAGGTGTGAGGGCCGGGTGTACAGGGCAACGTGCGACACCCGGTTCTTGCATGTCTAAAATCATTAAAATTAATTTTTAATTGGTTTACTATTCAGTATTTATTTTTAGTGTTACGATTTTTTCATCTAGCCAACATCTACTCTTAGCGAGAGAAAGGCAGGTGGTCAAAGGTCTAGTAGCGCGAGCTACGGCAAAACTACGCCAGACGTAAAACCGCCAGCGCCAGTAGTACCCGCCGAACCGGCTAGAAGTTCGGCGGGTCTTTGCTTTTTGGGTTAATGTCTACTAAGTGAATATTCTTTCGCTCGACTTATCCCTAACGTCCACTGGTTATTGCCACAATGGCGAAACCGGAGTTATATCTGTCGACAAAACTGGACCGCATCGTTTGTGGTTGATAAAACGCAAAGTTGAAGACCTAATCATTGAATTCTCGATTGACGTTGTTGCTATAGAGGGGTATTCGTTTGCTTCTAGGAATTCTCAGGCACATTCAATTGGTGAACTTGGTGGTGTGATTCGTCTCTTGCTTTGGGAATTAGGCAGGCCAGTAGTCGTGATTCCCCCAACATGTAGAGCAAAATTTGCAACAGGAAAAGGCAATGCTTCTAAAAATGAAGTAATTTCTTCCGTATCTGCAAAAACAGGACTAGTGTGGTCAAACCCTGGTGCAGATGATAAATGCGACGCTTGGATTATGGAAGAGATGGTTCTCGCTCGCCTTGGGAGTCCTAGATTTGACTGGCCAGCCACGCACGTCTCTGGTCTAGAGAAAGTAGATTGGACGCTACTAAATGCCTACATTAAACAGCTTGGAGAGAAATGAGAAATAACCCAATAAGCCAAGTCGAGATTGAACAAGAGCTGCTTCGCTTGATGGACAAGCTCGAGACCGAAACTGAGCAGTTCGAAACGCTCGCAATGGATTGTGCAAAAAAGGAAGCGCTTTATAAGTCAAATTGGGCCAAGGAATATCTTTCTGCCAAGGGCTCAATCAAAGAGCGTGAAGCATGGGCTGATTACAAAATGGACCAGCAGAATTTCGAGTACAAGTGTGCCGAGGCGCTGGTGAAGTCAAAGCGTGAGTCGCTTCTGTCTATTCGTGCTTCAATGGATGCAATCCGAACACTCAATGCAAATGTCAGGACACAGGTTTAACTTATGGCTAATGGAATACATGAATCGCTTCTTTCGCTTGCGGTAGATATCGACACGCTTTTCCCGCTTGACAACAATCCGCGGCGAGGCAATGTTGAAGCAATAATGTCGTCGTATGCAGAATTTGGCCAAATCAAACCTATCGTTGTGCGCCCAAACGGAGATGGAACATCAACCGTTATTGCGGGAAATCATCAATTTGAAGCCGCAAAGCGTCTCGGGTGGGACAAAATTGCAGCAGTTGAATATGATGTGGACGACAAGCGAGCAATTGCATTTGCATTAGCAGACAACAGAACCATGGAGCTCGGATATACCGAGCCAGAATTGCTTAATGATTTTGTCTTAGAAATTAGTGATTACTACCCAGAGTTAATGGATGGACTTGGCTGGGATGAATTTGATATTGCTGAAATAGAACAAAAATCTATACGTGAAAACCACCAGGTGGTTGACAGCGGAGAATATAGGCCGCCTGTAATCGTCAATCCAAATGCATCGTTTGATAATCCAGATGATTTGGTTGATGATGAAGAAGATTCTCCAGCATCAATCCAACCAAGACAATCTGTAGACATGAATACAGTAGAGGTGACCAAAACACGAGATGGTCAGCATCTTTCAGCAAAGGGCGGGGTAGACCAGCGCGATGCTGCTATTCGCGGTTCAACCACCGTTTCACCATCGTCTGCTCCGCAGGCAGTTGTTCAGTACACACTTGTTTTTGATTCACCACAGCAGCAATCTCGTTGGTATGACTTCATCAGGTGGTTGCGCTCTGACCCAGGTATAGATGGCTCAACAACGGCAGAAAGATTGATGAACTTCATTGATGAACACTGCGAGATTTGATAGTTAATAATGACTAGACAGCGACTCTTTTTGGATATGAGCTGTGTCGATGCAGCACGTGAACG